GGAACTAAAATCATACGTGAACCATCTATACCACGATCATCTATCATGTCTTTGGTAATAGCAGCTTCACTCTCAAAATAAACTACACCTGCATCAGGGTTTTCTTTGAGATAATTTTGTACAATACCCATGCAAAAAAATGTTTTACCAGTACCACTCTCTCCTGCTAGTGCAGTAATCTTATTACTAGGAACTCCTTTATAGATAGATCCGCTAACTAATGCGTTAAAGATATATGATCCTGTATCAACATATGATTCAATGTCACCTACGCCACCTTCAGATAACAATCCTGCGTAGTCATTGTCAATTTCTTTGACAATGCTTTTTAAAAATGATGAAGTCATGCAAATAAAAATTCAAGGTTAGATACTTTCTCCGTTTCCCATCCTATCACATTTGTGATGATTCGTAAAGGGTCAAGGAAAGCTTTTTTAAATTGGGCATCACGATCTATCTGCCCTTCTACTCCCAACTCACGAGGGAATGTATTGAGGAAAGAGATAACGTTTTCATTATTGACTTTGTTTGGTCGTCTAAGATAGATATACTTAATTTTTTCACCCTCTTGAACTAACGGATACTTGTACTGGAGTTTGTTCTTTGCGATATAAAAATTATAAAGCAAAGTTCCACGAACATGTAGAGGGGTGCCCTTTGTATACACGGTTCCTGACGCTTTAAATTTGCGTAGTCCATTTACAGACCTTGGAAATGCTATGTCTTCAGGCGGTAACAAATTGAATTCATCCTTAAAACTATCTATAAAGGATAACAAATCGTTTTCTGTGCCATTCATCATAATAGATATGGCATCCTTAATAGCTTTACGACAAGATGCAGGTGTTGATGATTTAACCGCTTCAATACCCATCATTTTAAGTTTGGGTTTGTTATATCTTACACCTTCTGAGTCCCAAACATTAAGCATGTATCTTTTCTTTGCAGTCCAGATACCACTTGATGCAATGTTCTCTCTTTTCATGATCATTTTTTGATCATAGGCACTGACGTACTCTGCCAATTCTTCGTAAGAATTTTGAATATAAGGTTCAAGTTCCATTTCACTGACCTTGTTAAGGAACCCAACAACGCTCTCATCAGTTTTCTCTCTCCCCTTGTATACAGTTTCGACCACAGGACCCATATTGAGGTAGATACTATCAGTGTCACTAGCAATAACATAATCTTCTCCTTCAGTTTTTAATACCTTATTAAGGTACAAGTTCATTTTGTTTTCAATCCATCGAATACTGAATTGACCACCATAAGTAATAGCTTCAGCATTACGTAAATTATAATATCTGAAGTATTGATTACCAATAGCACCATAAGCACTGTTCAATTGAATCTTACGTGCCATTTGTATGTTATTAAACTTACTAATATCTTTTTCTAGTTTGGCAGATGGTTGTCTTTCATATTCATCTTTTGCTTTGAGCATTTTTTTCTTATACAACGTGCGTTCATTGTATATCTTTTGCATGATCTCAGGTAGAAACCCATGTATATCTTTACGATACTGTGCACCATTAGGTGCTACACAATATGTACCCTCTATCTCGCACGATTTTGTGAGGAGTTTATCAACTGTAGCGGATGGATGCCTCTTTTCAATGAGGGTTTCTGGGGAAATATTATATTGCATAATAAGATGAGGGTACAGACTATTGAGGTCAAAATTAACCACCCAATTATAGCGTCCTGGTATCGGTTCCTTGACATATGCACCTTCGTATTTTTCGTTTTTATCTGATCGTTTTGCAGGAGGGACAACGACACCTTTGTCTTTGAGAAAATTATAGATGATAGTGTCCCACATTCTCACCTGATAATACACATCTCTGATGTTTACCTTAGCATCGTATGCTAGAGCAATAGCAAGTTCTATCAATTTCATTTTATCTTCCAAACGTGTCACAAGTTCCACGTCAAGGATGTTGTAATCAATAAACTTTTGCCAATCTTTTGTATAAAAATCTTTGAAGTTTTCAAACTCGTTATGATCTAGTTTTCTTTGTCCTAATTCAACAAATGCTATGTGATCTAAACGATATGATTCTTGATTTGTATAAGTAAATTTCTTATAGAGATCAAGATAATCTACAACATTGATTCCATACATGTTGTATAGTATTTGTTCGCGACCTTTTATCTCCATTTCTTCTCGATGCACGATGCCCCATGGAGACATTTGCTTCATTTCTTTTTCACCAAACAATCTTTCCATACGTCCACAGATATATGGAACGTCATAAAGTTCTACATTCCACCCCGTGAGAATATCTGGGAAATTAGTAATCCAATAGTCAAGGAAACAACGGAGCAAATGTTCTTCACCGTCACATAATATATAACGAACGTCATCTCTATTGTTTTCATACGGTTTGGTACCCCATACGATGATCTTACGTGTGATATGGTCTTGGATTGTAATGCTAAGAAGAGGTTCCGAGCATTCCTGCACGTTAGGAAACCCATTCTCACATGCCACCTCAATATCAAGAGATGTAATCTTAAGACTTTTAATTTCGTAATCAACTTCTTTCGGAAACTCTTTCGATATGAATTGATAGAGATACCTGTCATAACCATGAACCTCGAAATTTTGTACTTCTTTATATTGATCTACAAATGCTCTAGCATCTTTGACTGAATCAAATTTGACAGGTTTTGCATACCTGCCATCAAGGGTTTTATGTTTAGTTTTTTTATCTGTAACGACAAAAAGGGTTGGTGCGAACTTAAACTTACGTTGAATACGTTGTCCATTTTCATATCCAAGATAGAGTAAGTTATCACCAACTAGTTGCACGTTGGTATAGAAACTCATTTAGTAACTGTTTCGTATTTTTTTCTGATACCATCATCAGGTTCAACTATTGTAGCAATAGTTTCTGAATAAAGCAATATGTCTGTATCATTCGTGTAACGTGGCCATGGTTCTAACGTTCCATCATCTTTAATAAGATATGGATGTTCCATGTGACAACTAGGTTCTTCATCTAATTGCTCTGCCTTTGTGATTATATGTGCACCACTCTTAAGTATTATCAGTGCTATCTGCATCTTCATCCTCTAGTAATTTTTCTGCGTCAGCGAAGAGTTGTTCCATGTCTAGTTCATCATCAGTTGCACCAGAGATCATATCTTCATGTCTTTTAAAATTCTCTTCATAATTTTCTTCTTTGATTGCCATTAGATATTGTTCTGTTATAGTATCTAATGGATCATATGCAGTCAACACATGATGACCTGGTAAATAAAAATCTCTTTCTTTACTTAGAGGTGCCCAAGGAAACCAAGAGACCTGATAACCTTTCTGTTGATTAATTACAATTCCCTCTTCAGAATTAGATACAATATCTAATCTAAATGGTTTATGTAAATGAAAACCTACTGGATCTTTAGTCTCAGGATCTACAATTTCTTTTACTTCTGTAATTACTTCTTCACCAGATTTTAATAATAAAAGTTTTACGCTCATTCTACGTTGCCACCCATCTTCTGTACGTTAGTAATGTATGTATCACGAAGACTTGGCATAGGTTCTACAACTGTGAGAACCATGTTGTGATTCAATGGTATTTTTATCTCAGGTGATAGAGGACACCATGGTGAATAATGAACTTTTACTTCTGGGTCAGTTACTATTCCTGCGTTATCAAGTTTGGGTTGATCATATTCAACTTTGTATGGATAGTTCATTATGTACGCTTGTCTAGCACCAGTCTCTTTATCGACTGCCTCTTGTAAATCACATATCACATTTTCTCCATTAAACATAATAACAACTTTTACTCTCTCTGCCTTTACAAGAAATTGAGGAGGAGTAGGAGGAGTGATATTGATAGGTGCTTTCTTCCCTTTTGCCATGTCAAAACTAGTTTTACTTATATTATAAAAGAGGGATCAACATTTGTCAATCCCCCCTATGTAGACTAGATATAGTCCTTGCGTGCATGATGGTCAGGAACTATTTTTCCCAGTTGTACCACGAGTAATCCGTCTGTGAATTCGACTCCTCGTATCTCGGTATCATCAGAGAGTGACCAGACCCTAGTGAACGACCTCGCGGCCACTCCTCTATGTCTAAACGTTCCATCATCTTCCTGTTTTTCTTTGCTGCCTTGTACATGTAATTTTCCAAACTCCGTAAAGACTTTGAGTTCATCTTTTTTGAAGCCTGCCAAGGCAACCTCCAACCTCGATTCCACATTGTTAATTTCGATTATGTTATATGGTGGGTAGTTAGAAGTTGTATCTACTTCACCCCAGAATCGGTTGAGGTAATCATCCATTCCTATGCTGTTACGATTAATCTTCTCTATAAGATCTGGAAGATTTGCAGCATGGTATCTTGCTAAGTTCATAATAGTTCTCCTTAAATAAGCGAGTGTTAATTTGTGTACTTGACTATGCAACGTACACTATTATTTAAGCACGAACTATAAAAATGCGTTATGGTATATCCCGTATCTATAAGTACGGTTAATCCTCTTTCTTTTTACCGATGTTATATTTACTCTCTAATGTCCAGTCACCTTTCTCTTTGTAAGAAAGAACTTTTATTTGACTTAAAGGTGCTACATCTGCAATAGTTTCTTTAGCAGAGATAGATATTAATCCCCAATCACTGAGTAATTGTACGATACGATTTCTTCTTTGTACATCATTGATACTTAGATTTGCTTTCTTACCATCAAGAGCAAACAGTTCTTTGAAATGTACGATGTAGTATTTACCTTGCTTATGTAGTATATGGCAAGATTGATATAATTTTTTTTCTTTACGTGAAGCTACACCAATTCTCGTAAGAGTTTCCCTAACTTTCAAAAAGTCATCTGGTTCTTTGAGCACAACTTCCACCATGCTGTCTACAGTCCATTTGACTTCATCTGTGATCGCAGTCATCTTTTACCTCCCATGTCATGTTTGTTACGAATATATTCAAGTTGGGTTTTGGTGAGAAGAGTTAATGCGACCCTCGCTTTTTCGTTACTATAACCATAGTGTTTTTTGACCAGATCCAAGTCTTCGACTTGTTCTTTCTTCAACCAAGGAGAAAAACGTTTTCGTTTTCTCAATGTATTTAGCAAAAAGGCATACTGCATATCATTGTCTAAATGAGAATTTAGGTTCATCTCATTTGCAAACAATATACTATCAACCGCACCAGATAAACATCTATTAATAATGTATGGTGGATATGATCTGATAGCATCAGGATCTTCCTCTATCAAATTTTGCTTACTGAAGTTGATAGAGTTTAACCAATCTTTTAAATCCATTAGAATGTCCTGATAGGTCCTACAACACCAGTCTCACTGTTGTTGATTCTATAAATCTGTGTGCGACCATTAGATAATTGGCAATGTATTTCACCGCCATTAATAATAGCTTGTGTTATACTACCACCGAAAGTAGATAGTCCACCCTTACGTGTGTGGTATAACTGAGCGTACCCACTAGGTAACACTCTCACTCCTAAACTGCCCATAATTAAGTAAAATTAGTTCACGACGTTTTGTTTGGTCTATCATGTATGTACCTGTAGACCTCATTGTATAAGTATGAGCAAAGTCATACTGTCTCCATTCCAAAAATCTTTGTACGATGTCTGGATGGTTATTATATGATATCATAACATTGCCCATTGTTTCATCCATGATATTTGCAAATCTATCATGGTCAAAACCTTTGTGCATGGCACCCTTCTTTCCATACAAATTATCTTTGATGTTATATGGAGGATCAACATATATGAATACGTTGTCATCACAAGCAATAACATTACTGTAAGATAAACAATCTTCTACAAGATTAGAATAATCTGTACAAGTTATCTTCCAGTTTCTAATTAGTTTTGAATAAGAAGTTAGATTTTCTATTCCTCTCATGGAGAAGTTTGATTCAGATGCTTGAGAACTGAAAGAAGAAGATTCAGTTAATCCTGAGAAACTACATTTGTTTACAACATAAAAAGCAACTGCTCTATTGACATCAGTTCCATTAGATAGAATATCTTTTGATGACAAAAATAATTCTTTTGCCTTGTCTGGATCTGAATTGTCTTTCTTTAACTTAACAAGTTTCTCTTGCATGATATCACCTGCTAATTGTAGACATGCCCAAAAATTATATAATGGTTCATACATGTCATTTACCCATATAGGTAAATCAGGATAACGTTTTGTTATCTCAATTGCCATACTACCGCCACCTAAAAAAGGTTCACGATATTCTGTTATTGTAGCAGGCAACCATTGACACAACTTAGGAACTGCTCTAGATTTACCGCCAGGATATCTTAGTGGTGTTTTTAGTTTCATTCTTCTTCTGCTGTTTCCAATTCTTCTATAGCATCAACTGGAACTTCATTGCCACCTATGTTGTACCAATGTTGTGGTATGCCGACGCTATCATTCCTCACACCCAAATATGATAGATCACTAAAACTATGTTCTCTTAACATCGCTTGCAATCTCCAATGTATGAGTTCTGATCTTTTCATTTTACAACCATGTCTGGATAGAATTGTGATTGAGGAACTTGAAATTGTATACTCTCAATCAATAAATTTATATCTGCAGATATTTGTTGATTACTATCTGCCATTCTACGGAAACCACAACCTACAAATATTTGTCCTGCAAATACAGAGATAGTTGCTGCTCCCCAAAAAAGATAATAGAACCTTGACTTAACTTGTGCTCTAATCTTTTCACGTTTTTTCATTAATTTGTTTGATGTAATCATTTGAATTCACACTCCACCATAATTTCAGTTAATGCTGCTAAGAGATTTATTTCTTGGTCAGCAACAAATGCTGATTGATATTGATACTTAGCAATAATCAATACTGCCTGCGGTATGCTAGTAGGTACGAGAGAATCATACAGACTGTCATACACAGTTCTCAAGATAGCGTTAGGATCATTATCTAAATGAGTAACAATCCATTTACGTACGATAGAAAATTCTTTTTTCTTTAATGCAGATACTAGTTCTCCAAGTCGAACCTCATTCAATACCGCCAGAATGCCAGTGTCGATAGACCCTGTGGACGAATATCTTTGGAGTTCGTTGAGTGTTCTTCTGAAGTCAGGGAAATATTTTTGGACGACTTCAGCGACAACCGCATTATCGAATTGAATATTTTCTGCGGTAAGTATACCACGACACCGTTCAAAAAATTGAGCAGCGATTTCTTGTTTTTGTTTTCCTCTAACATTGCAATCAATTACTGTAGTTCTAGAATGTAATGGTTCAATAATTTTGTTTTTAAAATTGCAAGTAAAAATAAATCTACAATTCTTTTGAAACTCTTCTATTGAGGCACGCAATAATAACTGCACATCATGTGTAGTATTATCTGCTTCATCTATAATTATAACCTTATGTTTAGACGATGAGGTTAACGATACAGTAGATGCAAATTGTTTTGCACTATTACGAACAGTGTCTAGAAACCGACCTTCATCAGATCCATTGATCATATAAGAATCAACTCCTAGTTCTTTACATAATGCTTTAGCAACTGTTGTTTTACCAACACCTGCAGCACCACACAAAAGTAAATTAGGAACCTCTCCCTTCTTGACAAAGGATTGAAATGTGTCTTTTATGTCTTTTGGTAAAACACAATGTTCAATAGTTTGTGGACGATACTTTTCGACCCATAGAAAATCATCCTTCATACTTAGAATCAGGCTCCAATGCTATTAGGTATTCTAGATCTCTATTTGCATCTCTAAACAATGATGCATTTGATTTGCTAATAACAACCTCATAATCACCTGGTAACAACTTTAGATTTTCTACCTTAAAGTTGAAAGAAAAAATCTTGTTTGTTCTTCCTACGTCAACAGCATAACTGTTAGAGGTATCATTCTTTTTGTCACGAACAACAAGTTTAATACTAGAACCATCACCAACAACTGCTAGATCTTCAATCTGATAGATTGATGCTGCCTTGATAACATTAGAGATATCACTCCATGCTACTGTAAAGCATACATCTTTGCTAGGAAGTTCTACTCTGTTCTCAGGTGGAGTAACGATAGTAGATGGATCTGCAAAGAAATATCTAGAAGAATTCTTTTTGTCTTTGATAATTACAAAATTATCATTGTCAAAAGTAAACTCAGGATCTTCAAACAAAGTAAGTCCAGATAGAAACTCACTCAAATCATAGATAGCAAAGTTTTTTGGAAACTTTTCTTCTACTATTGCACGAGACAATATATTTTTCTGGATGGATAGAGTAGATAACTCTGTTCCTTCTTTGAAACAAATTGATTGATTGATATTAGAAAAATTCTTGAGAATGTCAAGAGTGCTTTTTGATAGTTTCATTTACTAAAATAATATAATAGTACACAATAGTGCACCGCTTTAAGAATGTCATCTTGTGGACGACCTTTTTTATTATAGCGACTAAGATACTTAATCGCATTGGATCTGCAGAATGCTTCTGCATCACCTATTGATTCGATGAGATCAAGTGTTTGGATATTTGATCCTTCACTAGTATAGTGAGCAGAGTATGTACTTTCTATGTACTTCTTTGCTAGATCTAGTGTTTGATCTTCTTCGTACTTACACTTTGACATAATAGGATAATCCTCATCAAGGGTTCCATCCATGATAGAACCCGCTAAACTCCATGCATTAATCATACCACATTATACCTCAAAGTCAACATCAGCGTCAACCTTGTCGTAAAGTTCTTGGAATGCTTGCTTTGTCTCTTCGTCAAAACGTGAGATGCAAGTAGTGATTGCTTTAGCACGATTGCCAAAGATTTGGAATGCTTTGACGATGTGAACTAGACGACGTGTGCTGATAACCTCATCTACACCACCATCATAGAATGTCTTGCGAATGATGTCTGCCCAGTCAACAAGTCTTTTGTTGAACTCTTTGTCTTCAGATAGAAGATCTAGAATTTTTTGCTCGTTAGTGGGTGATGGGTATGCTTGCTCAAAAGTAACTGGAAACCTTTCTAGGAATGCTTCATTGAGAACATTAGTACCTACAAATCTACCGTCATCAGAACCTTTACCTTTTGTATTGGCAGTAGCAATTACAGTAAATCCTTTTGCAGGTTGTATGTACTTGCCGATCTTTTTGAGGAATACACCTTTACCCTCAAGAATAGATTGTAGACATAGGATTTTGTTAGATGCTAGGTCAATCTCATCGAGCAATAATACTGCACCTCTTTGGAGTGCTTCTACTACAGGACCGTTGTGCCATACTGTGTTGCCATCAACAAGACGGAAACCACCGATAAGATCGTCTTCGTCAGTCTCGATAGATATGTTTACTCTGATGAGTTCTCTGTTTGTTTGTGCACATGCTTGCTCAACAGAGAATGTTTTACCGTTGCCTGATAGACCTGTGATGAATGCAGGATAGAAAATTTTAGATGCAATAATTTTTTTGACATCTGGAAAGTTTCCAAACTTGACAAATGTATCGTCAAGAGAAGGTATAAGGTTTTGCTCTATAGTAGGTAGAACAGTAGGAGAGGCAATTGCTTTCTCTAGAATCTTTCTGCCTTCTTCAATAGTCAAGTTCCATGAACCTTTCTTGACTTGATATGCCTTCAACTTGCGTGCAACTGTAGGATATGCACAACCTTGACTAGTGGCAAACTTTTTGACATGAGATGCATCAATGTGATTACCGAACTGGTCACGTAACTCGTCTACGAAATTGACGGATAGTTTTCTTTCAAAAGGCATAATAATAAAGTTGTTTGTGTATAGTATTATAATGACACATCTCATAGGACTTTGGTACTATGAGTGTGCCAGTTTGTAGATTGGTTTTACGCAATCTGATCAATGAACGATGATAGGATTTTCTTGTTCATTTTTTTAGCGTTGAGAGATTTAGTAAATGCTCTCTTGATCTGTGCTTTAGTTGCATCTTCCTCAACTTCAAACTCAGTCTCATTAGCAAGTGCACCGATGGACAAAGCATACTGAACATTGTATGCAGATGATGTGCAGATGAAAGATTTTGTTTTTCTCCACTCTTTGTCTGCTTTTTCATATCCTTCTGGATTGTCATAACCTAGGCACTCACGCTTGAACCTAGACCAGTCACCACCATTGCAAAGACGAATGTTCATAAAAGCACACTCAGGAAAACGATTACGTAACATAGTTACGAATGTTTTTGATGAACTATAGGAATCACCTTCAAACTTGTAAGTTTGACCTGTCTGACGGTCACGTAGACGTGTTAGAGAGTTGATCCTGCGAGCAACGATACTCTCATGTCCATCAGAATATGACACCTTTGAACCAAAACTAATTCCATAACCTTCTCCGTCAGTCAAATTGACAACGTGAACTTTTTGTGAACCAGTTTTTGTTTTGAACTGAGGAATGATTTGTGTCATTGCAATCAAACTTTCATCTAATGGTGTACCAGATAAATTCATCTTCTTAGGTACACCGTATCCACGAACAGAGAATGCTCTTGCAATACGGAATAGATTTTTTGCCTGTCTGTCATGCTCACGATTGTTTGATTTGCTAGTTAGAAGATTGAGCATGTTGAAACCACGAATGATAACTTTACCTACATTCTCAGGAATTTCTCTGTATCCTGATGTGCTGTCATAATCCCAACCATCAGTAAAGCAATATACATCATAAGCAATACCAACTTTACGACAGAATGATACTAATGAAAGCACTTGCTTTAGAGTTGGTAAGATAACATTAGACATTGAACCTGACCAGTCAATGTTGAAAATTAATCCATGATTTTTTGCATCAGGTATAGTTGTAATTTTTCTGAAGATGTCATCATTGTATTTGTAAGTATGTAACTTAGAAGTATCAAGAACACCAGTTCTAGAAACAGTTTGACGAGCATATCCGTCTGCAGCTTTTTTGCATTCAAATTCTTTTACAAGATAAGAAATTTCTTTTGATGATTGTTTTTTGAATTGATTGAATTCTCTGTCTGATTCTCTTATCTCTTGAACTCGATATTGTGCAAATCTTGTTTCATACTCATCAAGATCTGTATTGCCAAGTGCTAGTTCTGCATCAATATAAAACTTGTCAATGTGTGTTGAAACTTCTTGGTTGTTAACAAAGATATTTGAAGGAAGAGATTTTGGTAATTCAACATAAGAATACTCACCGCCTTGAGACATTCTTTGTGCAAGTTCTCTGAT